CAAGGTTGCTCCTGGTGCGTCGTCACGCTGGACCGCCCGTGACCATGAGGGCCTGTCGGTGGCGTTGACGGTGTACTTCACCAGTGGTGTTGATTTGGTCAACACCGATGAGCTCACGGTGCGCGGTCAGCGCTATCAGATCGTCGTCAACGAGTGGGATCTCGGCCGCGGTTTGGTTGAGGTGCTGTGTACCCGCGGGGAGGCTTGATGTCGTTCAGTCCGGTGCGCCTGAATCGTAAGGAGATCGGCCGCATCCTCAAAGAGGACTATGCCGAGCAGGTCAACAAGTTGGCCGGGCGGATCGCGGATGAGGCGCGCAGCCTGGTCGACGATGATGCGGTGTCGGTGGACGAGTACACCACTGACCGTGCGGCGGCGTCGGTGTCTGTTCCTGCCGAGTTGCAGGCGACATTGGGCGTGTTGACGAAGGCCGCGGCGAAGGTCGGCCTTGAGGTCCAGTCGAAGTGATCCCCGTCGATGGCGCCCAACTCGTCAAGGATTGGTTGAAGGCGCGGGCGGCCACGGATCATCCCACGTTGCGGGTGGTCCTCGAAGTGCCCGACGGCTGGAAACTCGGCGCTGCCCCGGCGCTGGTTGTGGCCGATGATTCGGGCCCGATGAACCTGTGGCCCGTGGCCACGTCACCACAAATCCGGGTCACGTCATGGACCTCGGGCCGCGATCGTACCTACGCGCATTGGGCGATGGCACAGTTGCTCGGGCAGGTGATTCCCGGTGTGGCGTGTGTCCTGCCCGGCACGGGTGTGTTGGATGCGCGTGACACGAAGACCCGCGCCGATTTGGCGTCGTTCACGGTTCGCACCCGTATGCGGACCACCCCTTAGACCGCGCGTCGGAGCTACCGCGCACCCCAGCCCCCATCGAACCCGGTGGGGGTTTTGTCATGCCCGCAAGGGCGCTCTCAAAGCCCTTGAAGGAGGGACATCATGCCCGCTGGAGTCATCAATTCCGACGCGACTTTCATCCCCGATGAGGCGGAGGTGTGGATCGCGTTGAAGGCCGATGTGGCCAACATCGCCGCCCTCATCCCCACTGATGCCGACGACGACCTCGAAGCGTTGGGCTGGTCGCACGTCGGCCTGCTCGACGAGAAGAAGGGCATCAACCTGAACCCGTCGATCGAGGTGAAGAAGTTCAACGCGTTCGGCCACCCCAAGTTTCGGGTGAAGCTGAAGAACGGCGAACTGGAGTCGGGGTTCACCATCCTGGAGGAGAACGAAGTCACTCGACAGTTCGTCCTGCCCGGGTCGGCGGCGAACAAGATCGGCGCACCCAAGGACGTGCAGATCTACGTCCTGTACAAGGTGACCGACAACGACACCGAGACCCGCATTTGGGTGTCGCTGTCCCCGGCGCCGGTGGAGGTCAAGGACCACGGCGGTTTCGTCGAGGGCGAGTTGGCGTCGATCGGGTGCGTGGTGCATCTGACGAACAACGCTGACGGCGACGCCTTCCAGGTCATTTCCGGTGCCACCACCGTGTCGAACTACCTGGTTACCCTGGGTTCGCCTTCGGCTGGTGATTTCACCCTCACCTACAAGGGTGAGACGACCGCGCCGATCGCCTACAACGCTGCCGCTTCGGCGGTTCGCGCTGCGCTGGCCGCACTCGATGACGGTTACAAGCTGGCCGACTGGGCGGTCGCCGGGTCGGCTGGTGGCCCGTACACGATCACCCCGCCCGCTGCGGGTGCGATCACCGGGTCGGGTGCCGGTTTGACCGGCGGCACGTTCTCGGTGGCCCCGGCCTGACGAAGTCTCTGGTCGCCCGGGCGCGGGTAGCTCCCCCGGGCGACCAGAGTTCAACCCCCAGTGAGCTACCCACACTTTGAAGGAGCTACCCCCATGAGCGACGAGTACGACGACGACGTTGTCGAAATGGTCGACATCAACAGCCGGCCCGTGTCGCGGATTCCGGCGCACGCACCCCAACCGCAGGACCGCAAACCGAAGAAGAAGAAGAAAGCCGTCCACGCCGAGGCGGTCGACGGGTTCCTGTCCATCACCGTGGCCGGGGTCGATCTGCGCATCCCCATCAAGGGGAAGATGCCTGTCAAGGCGGCGATCAAGTACTCCCACGGCGACGAGTTCGGCGGCTCGGAAGCCTTGCTGGGCACCGCACAGTGGGAAGCATTCCTGGATGCCGATCCCACCGTGGACGACTACAACATTCTGTCGGAGGCCATCAAGGAGGCCACGGGAAACTAGGGAGCCTCTGGCGCCTGCTCGACGAGTACGGCGACGCGATAGAGGCCGATCTGTCCCGCTACCACCACACTGATCTGGGCGACTTCTACCGCGGCACACTGTCGGCGCGGCGCCTACAGGTGTTGATCGAGCAGATCAGCACCGAGCAGCACGGCATGTTTGTGCGGCGCATGAATCACGATCGGGTGCCGTGGTCGATCACCGACAATCTGATTGCCGATTTGTGGCTGGTGACGGTACGCGCCAACAGTGACGCTGAGAATGTGCCGGACGACTATGACCATCCGGTGCGGTATGCGATGGGCGAACCGGAGCGTGTGGAGCGGCAACGCGAGTTGCGGGCAAAGTTCGAGGAACGCAAACGCCGGTACGCCAAGCAGAAGCAGACCGAAGGCTAGGCGAGTGGGGCGGTGTGCTCCGTCCACCCGACACCGTCCCAGTACCGCTGAAGGGTGAGGTTCTGGGCGTCGGGATACCAGCCCGCGGGAACCGTCGGCGGAGGCGGAGGGGGAGGCGGCGCCGCAGCGAAGGCCGGTGGTGCGGATGCGACCGGCGCAGTGTGCCCGGCAAGGATCGCCCTCACCTTGTCGGCAAGCGGCGGCCCATCAGGCTTCGCCACGTTGTTGATCTCAGCCTTGTTGCCCGACGCGTACACGGTGAGCGTGCCCTGAACGAAACCACTGGACCACTGCACAGAGGTGATCTTGCTCAGCGGGAAGTCCTCGAATGTGGACCCCGTCATCCCGTCGACAAGAAACAGCAGCCGCGAGTTGGTGAGCACGAGCAGCCCAGTCCCACGCCCGTACTGCCCGACGCAGACAGAGTCGACTACCTCGCCCTCCCATAGGTAGCTCTCAAGTTTCTTGAACTCGCGTCCCGCGCCCATGCGGGTACTGATCCGATCCTTGGCTGACTGAATGTCAGGCCGCAGTTCTGTCGCCATCCTCAAAGTCTCCTGTTTCCTGGGGAGCCCGAATCGTAGCTAGACGGAGGTGATGCGCGCATGGCAACCGACACAGCCGCCTTCACCACGCTTCGGGTGATTCCTGTCATCGAGGGCGTCGGGGCGTCTCTCGACAAGCAACTCGGCTCACTCAGCGGGATGGGAAAGAAGGCCGGCAAGCAGCTCGGCGACGGCCTGGCCGGGGGTGTGGAGGCCGCGGCTAAGCGCGTGGAGGCCGCCACCGAGAAGGTGTCGAAAGCCAACGATAAGGCTGCCGACTCGGCGGGCAAGCTGCGCACCGCAGAGGCACAACTGCAAACGCTGAGAGACAAAGGCGTCAACGATGCGGGCCGCCTGGTGGCCGCAGAGGAGAAGGTAGCCAAGGCCAAGCGCGACAACGAGAACGCGTCGAAGGATGCCACCAAGGCCGCCAAGGATCTAGAACGCGCCGAGAAGGACGCCGCCGATGCCGCCGACGACACCGGCGACAAGATGGGCAAACTCGGCGTGAAGTCTGTCTTCACCGCCGAGAACATCGTCAAGGCGGGGGCGATGATGGCCACGGCGTTCGTCGCTGCCGGGAAAGTGCTCTACGACATCGGCGCCCAGTTCGATGACGTGACGGACACGATTCGCATCGGCACCGGCGCGACCGGCACCCAACTGGATTCCCTGGTCGACGTTGTCAAGAAGGTTGGCACCGAAGTTCCGGGTTCGTTCGCCGACATCGGGCAGAGTGTCGCTGATCTGAATACGCGGCTCGGGTTGACCGGGAAACCACTCCAGGATGTGGCAGGGCAGCTCACGGCCCTCAAGGGCATGGGTCAAGACATCGACATCGACCGCGTCACCGCCGCGCTCAACGGGTTCGGTGTCAAAGGCGCGGAGACCTCGAAGGTCTTGGATGAGATGTTCCGCGTCTCGCAGGCAACCGGTGTGCCGATAAACAGCCTTGCCGATGCTGCGCTGAAGGGTGGTCCGGCGCTGCGTCAGTTCGGGTTCGACATGGCCCAGTCTGCTGGTATGGCCGGTCTGCTCGACAAGGCGGGGCTTGACTCATCGAAGATGATGATGGGGCTCACCAAGGAACTGTCGGTCTTCGCCAAGGCGGGTAAGGAACCGCAGAAGGCGTTCAAGGACACCATCACCCAACTGGATGCGTTGGTGAAGGCGGGGAACACCCCTGAGGCAACGAACCTTGCGAACAAGATTTTCGGTGCCCGCTCGGGTGCGGGGTTCATTGACGCACTCAAGCAGGGCAAGCTGAACGTCGAGGACTTCGCCAAGGCCACCGGCGCCGGCACAGACACCATCAAGGGTGCAGCCGAGGACACCTACGACTTTGCCGAGCAGTGGCAACTGTTCAAGAATAAGGCGCTTGTCGAGTTGGAGCCGATTGCCACTCGCGTGTTCGGTGCGCTCGGCGGGTTCATGAAGAAGCTCAGTGACGACGGCATCCCCACGCTTAAGTCGTTCGGCGAGTGGATCAACAAGAACAAGTCGTGGGTGGCGCCGCTGGCGACGGCACTTGGCACGCTGGCTGTCGGTGTCGGCATTCTCGCTGCTGTGACGAAGGGCTGGGCGGTCGCACAGACGGCGCTCAACATTGCGATGAACCTCAACCCGATTGGGCTGGTGGTGGTCGCCATCGCCGCCCTGGTCGCGGGAATCGTCGTCGCCTACAAGAACAGCGAGACGTTCCGCAACATCGTTCAGGGTGCATGGAAGGGCATCAAGACTGTCGTCATGGCAGTGGTGAACTGGTTCACCAACACGGCGTGGCCTGCGATCAAGAAGTTCTTCTCTGGTATCGCCGATGCGGTCGGCACTGTGCTGGGGTTTGTGAAGCGCAACTGGCGCACCATCATCACCATCATTGGCGGCCCGATTGGTATCGCCGTCGCTCTGGTGACCAAGCATTGGGGCACCATCAAACGCGTCATCGCGGCGGTGTGGAACTGGATTTCCGACACCCTGTGGCCGGGTATCAAGAAGGTTGCCGGATGGATTGGTGACGCGTGGGGCAAGGTCGGCGAGTACGCGGGCAAGGCTAAGGACATGGTGGTGGAGAAGTTCACCACGATCTTGAATTTCTTCACCGGACTCCCCGGGAAGCTCGCCAATACCGCGAAGACGATGTGGGATGGCATCAAGAACAGTTTCAAGGCGCTGATCAACTTTCTCATCAAGGGCTGGAACGGGTGGGCGAAGAAGCTCAGCTTCACTGTCCCCGACCTTCTCGGTGTTCCTCGGCGGGGCGAGAAGATTCAGCCGATGCCGACGATCCCTGAAGTGCAGTTCGGTGGGGGCGGGTACACGGGCAACCTGCCTGTGAAGGCAATCGCCGGTGTCGTCCACGGTGACGAGCAGGTCATCCGGTCGAAGTCGCGCCGCAAGATCGAAGCTGCCCATCCCGGCGCCCTGGACTACATGAATGAGCATGGTGCGATCCCCGGCTACGAGGGCGGCGGCTACGTCACCCCGGCGGGGTTGACGGGCGGCAAAATCCAGACCGGCAACCCGCCCAACATTGGGCTCACAACGGATCTTCAGCGGTGGATGTGGGATCAGATTCGGGCGGTGTTCGGGTCGGCGACGATGATGTCTGGCACCCGCAATGCCTCAGTCGGTAGCGGGTTTGACAACCACATGGGTGCTCGGGCTATTGACATCGTCGACTCGACGTCAACGATGATGCGGATCGCGAATTGGATTGCCGACAGGTTCCCCGGCACGTTGGAGTTGATCCACGGACCCGGGTTCGCGCGGCAGATCAAGAACGGCAAGATCGTCGGCGACGGCGGCGGTAGCACCGGTTTCTATGCTGGTGCGGGGCGTCATGACGATCATGTGCATTGGGCGATGGACAAGATCGTGGGCGCGGCCAGCGGCGGCGATACTGGTGGTGGTGACACTGCCGGTGGTGACACGTCGGAGTCCTCGGATTCCTCGGGCAGCTACGACTACTCCCAGGGCGACAAGTCGGAGAAGAAGACCAAGTACGACAAGGATGTTGCCGACGCCAAAGCGAAGTACGACCAGGACCTCGCAGCCCTCAAAGCCAAGTACCGCATCGGCACCACCAACAATGATCTGAAGGCCGCCGGGCAGCAGATCACCCGCGACAAGATCGAGTTGGATCGGCAGCGCGACGCCGAGATCAACAGTGCTGGTGGCGATAAGGACAAGATCAAGGCGATCCGCGACCGCTACAAGCCGCAGTACGACGCACTCAAAACCCGGCGCCAAGACCTATCTCTGCAGAAGATTGATTCGGGTAACGCGAGTGCCGCGGACAAGGCTGCCTACGACGCTGCAAAGAAGGATCTCGACGACAAGTTCAAGAAGGACAAAGACGACCGCAAAGCTGCCTACGACAAGGCGCTCGGCGAACTGAAGGACCAAGCGGGGAAGTCCTACCCGACGTCGATCTCCGGTTGGGCGGGGTTCGCCGCGCAGGAGTTCGTCGGCGGCCAGGTCGCCGACATGCTGGGCATCTTCGGCATCAACGACTCACCCGGCGCGTTGACCGCACTCAGTGAGCTGCACAACCAGGTCCGGGTCACCGACAAGAGCGGTAAGCACATCTGGGGCAACTACCAGTCCGACGGCGGTTCGGGGGCCAGTGGCCCGGATTCGACCGAGCCGAAGAACAGCGACGAGAAGACCCCGCCCGCGGGGCCGTTGACGGGACTGGGGAAGAACTATCCGGCGCAGATCGTGAAAGCCGCCAAGGACCTCGGGCTCACCAAACTCGCCGCGACCATCGGTGTCGCCACCGGCCTCGTCGAATCCGGTGACCCGATGAAAATGTACGCCAACAGCACGGTGCCGGAATCTCTGAAGTACCCGCACGACGCGGTGGGTTCCGACCACGATTCCCTCGGCATCTTCCAGCAGCGCGCCGGGGCGTGGGGAAGCGTCGCCGAACGCATGGACGCCTACAAGTCGGCCCAGTGGTTCTTCCGCGCCCTGCAACGCGTCCCCAACTGGGAAACCAACCCCGGCGGCGCCGCGCAAGCAGTGCAACGGTCGGCATTCCCCGACAAGTACGGGCAGAAGATGACGCGCGCCGGCGAGTTGGTGAACGAGGCGAAACTGTTCGACCATGGCGGTTGGTTGATGCCCGGGCAGGTCGGGGTGAACAAGACGACCCAGCCCGAACCGATTTTGACGCGTAATCAGTGGGCGGATGTGTCGGAGACGATCAAGATCGCGCGCGCTGGTGGTGGTGGGGATGTGGTGGGCAAGTTGGAGCAGATCCGGCAGATGTTGGCCCGTAGCGGTGACCAGATCACCGTGAACGGCAGTGTCGCCGACGACAGTCTGCGCAAGCTGCGCGCCGCTCAGGACCGCAAGATCCGTACGAAGCTGGGGGCCCTGTAGTGGCTGTGGCGTTGATCGAGCTCGTCGGGGCCAAGGACACCATCCCGATCTCTGGGGCTCTCGATGAGATGCACGCGCAGGGCATCAACTTGGCGGAGAGTCCGCGCGGCATGTGGGGCACGTCGTTCACCGCCCGCACCATTCCGTCGTCGCTGGGCGGTATGCCCGGCGGGGTTGATGTGCCGGTCGGCGAGCTGGTGTTCGACCTGGACATGTGGGATGTCGGCGAAGGCGCCGGCTCTCCGGTGGCGCGGGTGCGCAAGCTGTTCGGGTCGATGTGGCACCGCAACATCGTGAAGTGGCGCTACACCGATCCGGTGTCCGGGCAGGTTCGCTGGCTGGAGGGGAAGCTGGCCCGCGAGTTGGAGTTCGCGCCGGATTTGGACTGGGAGGTCGACGGGGAGGCGCGCGTATCGGTCACGATGCAAATCCTCAAGCCGCTGTACGAGTCGAAGGCGCTGACCTTGTTGGCCGAGCATCCCGGCGGCGGCGGATGGCAAACAGTGTGGGTGTATGTCGATAATCCGACCGATCAGCCCGGCTGGCCGGAGTGGTCGCTGATCCCCAACGGAACATGCAAGTTCCGGTTCCCCGATTTCTCGTGGGACCAGGAGCAGGACGTCGACCTGTCGTGGGAAGTGGGAGAACACGACGATCGGATGATCGAAGTAGCGCCGTACGGCAACGGGATCAGCGTGCGGTGGTCGGTGATGACCGAGCCGCGCATGGATACCTACGTGGCCGCGGACCTGTCGAATGCCTCCGGGCAGATGGGCGGCGTGCTGCCACTGTTCCCGATTCCGCCGCACACAAAGAAAACGCTGATCCCGGTGCAGTTCAACGGGTCGACGAGTGCGCAGATCGAACTGCATTTGCGGCGGTTCTGGTCGGCTGAGAGCGGGATGCGGTGATCGCCCAGTTCGCCGGGGGCACCGCCGAGGACTTTCGGCTATGGGCGCAAGAGATCCGCGAGACGCGGATGGCTGCGGCTTTCCGGCAGCCGCGCATCACGCTGTGTGACGGGAACTGGGTTACGCGCGGCGACGTGTACGACCCGACGGGTTCGCTGGTGCTGCCGCTCAACGACGTGGGCAATATCAGCTTGACCCTGCCGATCGACTACGACGACCGCCGCGGCACGTGGGCGGCGTGGTGGGCGCTGGAGGAGGAGCGGCGCGGTACCCGCAACATCCATCTGCTGCTGGACAAGTCCGGTGGCCGCATCGGCGGGCGCATGGAGTCGGCCACGCTGAAGTCGGGCGGAGATTCCGGTGACGTGGTCATCGTCGAGTTCTCGACTGACGTTGATGAGCTTCGACACGTCCACATGCAGTCCAACCCGTTCCTGCCGATCAGCCTGATTTCGCAGCCGAAAGAGATGTTCCTGTTTGCCCCCGCGGATTGGGGGTTGAAGGCGGCGCTGGCGATGCAGTTGATGCGGCTGCAGGCCACCAACTTCAACATGTCGCTCGACATTTTGAATCCGGCCAACTGGTCGGGCGGGTTGTGGGCTGATTCGCAAATCGTGGTGGTGCCCGGCAGCCTGGCGGGGAGCGCATCGCCGACGACGTTCATCACCGGGAACATCAAGCAGGACTGGCTCTCGATTGCTCAGCCGATCCTTGAAGACGCCGAGCTGATGTTGGATTGTTGGCGGTGGCGCGACGGGGACAGTGAGCCGTGGCCGGGTGCGGGCACCAGCTGGCGGCAGGGTCAGTTGTTCGTCGATATCGTCGACAAGTCCGGGTACCGGTCGGGCACGAGCTTGTTCGGCAACTTGGCCACGGGCATGGCGCGCACTATCGCCGGGGTCACCACTGACTACGTGGAGGACTCCTACGATCTGATCACGGGCGACCCCGAGCCGACTGGCGCGGGGTACGACGTGGCGGGGATGCTGGGGACGAAGGCCTCTCATCCGCACGTGGTGTACGTCGACAGCAAGTACCATCGGCTGCCCGAGTTCGAGTTCCGCCGCACTCCCGGTGGTGCATGTCGTATCACCGCGGGCGGCAGGTCGATGCCCGGTGTGAACGCGCTGTTGGAAGCGGTCATCACCTACGCCGGGGATGTCCTGGGAGACAACCTGGGTGTTGTCCTGGGTGTCGGTTTGGGTGTGAACATCAACGTTGGCTCCCTCGGCGGGGTGTTGACGGCGTTCCTGATGCCCATCCTGGAGGACTCGATTCTGGCGTACATGTCGGTGCCGCTGCCGTTGCGTGCGGCGCAACAGGGCTGGGGCCACAAACTCGAAACCGCGTGTACGGGCGTGACGCAGGCGTACACCCCGAGCGGGTTGATGGACCTCAGAAAGCGGCGCCGCGAAACCGACCCCGACACCGCTTTCAGCTTCAACGTCGTCGACGCGTCGCCGTATCTGATCGGCGATCGCGGGCAGGGTCATTGGTGGCTCGGTGATCGCGTGGGCGCGACTGTCCGGTATCTGGGGGCGCGTGTGTTTGTGTGCCGCAACCGCGAGCTGTCGATGGAGTTCGGGCCCGGTGCCGATGCGGTGTTGAAGCCGAAGTTTGGGAACCTGCGCACCTTGCAAGACCCGTTGGAGCGCCTGATTGGTGAGGTCAGCAAGGCTGCTGGTGCGCTACAGACGATTGGATTGCTGTGATGGATGACGTCGAGTCGGTGACGCCGGGGTTGTCTGATCCGCCCGATGATTCACCCGCGGTCCGACTGGCCCGGTCGTTGGCGTTCGCGTTGTTGACGGCGTGTGAGCGTGAGGACGGGACGCCGCAGCCGTATCCGGTGCCGATGCCTGCGGTGGTGAAGATGGCGGAAATGTTGATTTCGCATGGGTGGGAGCAGACGGGGTTGGCGCCGGAACCTGCGTTGCCGTCGTGGTTGGTGGAGCGTGCGCGGGAGGATGCGCAGACTGTGCCGGTCGAGCCGGATATGTCGGTGCCGTTGCCGGTGGAGCGGGTGGTGTCGGCGCCGAAGCCACCGGAGGATTTGTCGACGGTGACGGTGATCGGATGACAACTCCCCACCTCCCGTGGTCATCGACTGATCCGGGGGATTTGCCGCAGGGCACCGCGTATCCGGGATCAGCGTTTGGGACGTTGCTGCAAGACCCGAGCGTGGGGAAGTTCGCCAATCTTGGGGGTGGCCGGTTCCCTGGGGTGTTCTTCTCCCAGCCCGCCGGGTCGCCGTTGAATCCGTCGATGCCGCTGGGGTTCATCACTGATTTGTTCGCAAAGTTTACGTCGTTCGTGGCGCAAGCCGATCCGGCGACGATCCGCAAACCACCAGACCTTGAAGCTCTCATCGTGGACTTCATCATCGGGCTGCCCCTACAGGGATTGGGTGTTGCCACCAACCAGCTCACCGAGATCAGCGCGATGGCGCGGCGTGCGGTGTCGATGGCGAATGAGGCGCTGACGAAAGGCTACGGCACCGAGAACGGAACGACGCCGGTGAACGTGTCGTTCACCGGGCACCGCCAACCGTTGGGGCCGCAGTTCTTCGTGTATGGGGATGCCCAGCTGGTGGGCAATCAAATCGGCCTGTTCTTGTCCACCGACCTCGGAGTGGGTGGGTCGTACGCCTCGGAGTATGTGTTCACTGCTACGCAGATGACCAGCGACAACATGATCGCGTATGCGGTGCTGGGGACGAACGGTTCGACGGCCTATGACACAGGTCTGTATGTGCGGTGCAACGCGACCGCCACGAGTTTCGTCTATGTGAATGTGTTCCGCAACAAACTGTATTTGGGCCGTGGCACGAGGTCGGGTGGGGCGCGTTCCTACACCGATTGGATGACGAAGGACATTAATTGGAATGTCGGCGACTCGTTGGGGTTGAAGGCTGATGGCGACAACTACACCGTGTACCGGGGGAATGTGGTTGTTGCGGAGTATTCGGATACGGCGCACACCGCGACCAAGGGCACGTCGAACCGGTTCATCGGCGGCCGGGTCGAGGGTAACTGGAATGGGATCACCAACCAGTCGGATGAATCGTTCCGTATCGCCGCACTCACGTTCGTGTCACTGGAAGCCGAGGACGACACCGTCGAGTCGCTGAACACGCAACAGCGGATGCTCAAGTCTGGTCAGCAAACCTTTGCCTCCGATTCGTTGACTTGGTACGAACCGGGCACGTACAGCATCACCGTTGAGTCGTGGATGGCCGAGGCCGACTTCGCCCTCATGGGTGGCGGTGGTGGTGGTGGCGGTGGCAACTGGCCCAACGGTGGTGCTGGCGGCAACCAGGCCGCATGGGTCACGGGCACCTGGGATCTATCAGGCATGGTCGGACAAAACATCACGTTCACCGTCGGTGCTGCTGGTGCCCAGGGTGATGGCAACGGCTCTGGCGGTACGGGCGGATCATCGTCCATTGCCGCGACCGGTAAGACCACCGTCACCTCTGCTGGTGGTACCGGCGGCGGGAAAACCGCTGTCATCGCGCAGCGCAAAGGCAAGAACTCCACCTCTGGTGGCACGTTCGTCGGCCAGTCCCTTCCCGGCGCGAACGGCGGCGAGGGCGGTTCGTCGAACGTCAACTACGGCAACGGCAACAACTCAGGTCAGGACGGTGTTGCGCCCGGTGCCGGTGGCGGTGGTGGCGGTGGCACCAACTTCGGCGGCACCACCAAAGGCGGCAAAGGTGGTGCTGGTCGTGGCCTGCTGCAGTTGCGTGCCGAGACCGCACCCGAGGGCGGGTACACGCAGATCACATCGTGGACCTCCGATGGCGGCGCCCCGGCCACGATCACCGATCACATGCTCATCGCGGCCGTCGTCGGCTCCGGCGATGACGAGTTCACGATCACCGGTCGCTGCCGCGTATCGGTGACCAGCTCGAACGATCCGACGATGCAACTGCGCGTGAACGGCACCCCGATCGGTACCGCCGTCTACAGTCCGACCGGCGCCAACCAGGACCGCACCTGTGTCGTCTACAACGTGCACCTCGACGACGGCGATGAAGTGTCGATGTGGATTCAGGGTGTGACCGGGACGGTGCATCCGACCAACACCGACCTGACGATCACCCCGACGACGTAGGAGCACCTGATGGCCATTGGTAACGAGCCGGTCGTTGAGCCGCTGATCTTGACGCGCGGCGCCGACCTGGTGCACAACTTCGACCTCAACGACACCGATCCTGACATTCCTGACGGGGCCACGGCGCGCATCGAGATCACCGAGGACCAGGAAACCGACTCCCCGATCATCGAGACCTGGACGACACTCACGCGTGAGGCACGGAAATTCGTGTGCCGCGTCGAGTCGGAGGACTCCGGCGACAACGAGGCGATTGAGAATGGTTTCCGATATAGGTTGATTGTGTCGCTGCCCGATTCTCCGACGCTGGAGCATTGCTGGCGGCGCGGCCCGATTGTGCGGCAGCAGTAGCGGTGGGTTTTCCGCCCGACCCGTCCAGTCCGGCGAAATGGCCGGCACCGGCCACGGCGGCGCGTTGGCCGGGTGTCGGGTCGTCGGTGATGCCGCCGGGCACGATGCCGCGCTATCCGCAGTCGCTGATACTGGCCACAGCTTTGGTGTGGTCATCCTCATGCACCCTGGAGGTACGGCGCGCACTCGCGCTCGCGCTGGGTGTCGAGTGGGATTCGGTGACCGAGTTGCAGGCCACCCTGCACATGCACCTGGAGCAGACTGGTGTCGATGTGGTCACCGAGACCACCTTGCAGTCGGTGCAGTACCTGCATTTGGAGCCCACCGAGATCACGTGGGCATCGTCGATGAGCCTCATCGAGATCGAGGAGCTGGTTGAGTACCTCGATCTTGATCCGACTGTCATCGACTGGGAGACGCTCACCGAGCTGATCGGCATCGGACTGGGGCAGTTTGCGACCGAGTTGGGGTGGGATTCGGCGACCACGCTGGCGGCGGTGCGCGGACTGGGCTTGGACCCGACCGGGCTCGACTGGGGTTCGTCGACGGGGCTGGCGGCGGTGTATGCGATGCCGCTCGCGTCGACGGCGATCACGTGGACTCCGTCAACGACGCTGGTCGCTTTGTTGGGGTTGTCGCTGTCGCAGGCGTGGGCGTTCGGGTCGTCGTGCACGTTGCTGGCGCGCCTGATGCTCAACCTGTCGCCGACGGCGCTCGCATTCGGGTCGAGCTGCACGGTCGGGTGGCCGACGCTGTCCCCGGCCACCCAATCCTACACAACTGCCGGGAGCCACACCTACAACATCCCGCGCAACTACCGCTACATCCAACTCGTCGGCGTGGGCGGCGGTGCGTCCGGTCAGACCGGTCACGGTGGGATCAACGCCGCCGGACAGGGCGGCAAGGGCGGCGTGTGGGCGTCGGTCGTCCTGGAGCGCGGCGTCGACATTCCCTATTCGGAGATGACGCTGTCGATCACCGTTGGCGATGGTGGTGCCCAACCCGCGAACTCCGACCACGCCGCATCCAACCCGGGCGCCGCGACGACCATCACGTCTGCCTCGGCGGGCACCCTGACCGCTGCCGGTGGTACCGGCAACAACCCCAACAACCAAACCGGCCTCGGCCCCGGGAATCACACCCTCGACGGCGTCACGTACACCGGCGGCGCGAACACCACCGCCAGCGGCAACGCCGTCCCCGGTAACGCGCCCGGCGGCGGTGGACGCGGGGGCAACGGCGGCATCTTCGGAATCCGCACACGCGGCGGTGTCGGTGCGGCCGGCGCCGCTTGGGCCCGCGCCATCCAGTAGCAGCAAACACCCCCACCGAAATCAGCCCTCCGGCATCCCCGCCGCGAGGGCCATCCCCCGTTGAAAGGACACCCTCATGACCGTCGGGATCTCCAGCTACCTCGCCAACAAACTCCTCGACCACGCCACCGGCCGCGCCAGCTTCACCATGCCCGCCGGCGTGCACGCGAAATTCCACACCGGTGACCCCGGCGCGGCGGGCACCTCGAACGCGTCGAGCCAGACCAACCGGGCGGCGGTCACCTTCGCCGCAGCAGCAGCCGGGGCCATCGCGATGAACAACACCCCCGAGTTGACGCTGACCGGGACCGAGACCATCTCGCACGTCTCGTTCTGGGACGCCGCCAGCTCGGGCAATTTCCTGTGGTCCTCGGTCGCGACGGCGTCCAAGGGCGGCGGATCGGGCGACATCATCCGCATCGCCACCAAACAGCTGACCCTCGGCACCCTCGCCGCCTAGATCATGACCACCACCATTACCGTCGCACGGGCGCAGGAGGTCCACTCCCGCGCGTCGGCCCGCAAAGGCCTTCGTTATGCCTACGGTGGCGCCTTCACCACCAACCCGCGCGTCTCGACTGACTGCTCGGGGCTGGTCTTCCAGACGGCGGCTTGGTACATGGGGCGCACCGATTGGAGTGGCAATCGCTACGGGTCGACGGAGTCGGCGCGCCTGGACTACGCCATCGTCTACCAACTCGGCCTCAAGCGCCTCGGCCAAGGCTTGGCCAACGCCCGCGCCGCATTGGCGCGGCTGCCGTTCAAACCGGTGATGTTGGTCGGCTTCCAGCACGGCGGTGGCGGCGTCTACAGCCACACTGCGTGCACGTTGATGACGTGGGACCGACCTGGCGGGCCGGTCGTCGAGTCCCAGCGCGGCGTCGACTGGGAGTCCCAGGGCGCCGGGGTGTTCCTCTACGACGGCGCCCGCTCCTGGGACGACCGCCTGTTCTCCGACTTCTGGTACCTGGACGGCAAGCTGGCCACCACGCCCGCAGTCAATGAGATCGACAGTGAAGCGAAACGCGCGGGCGGGTGGATCGGGAAACGCCTCTCCGGTGAGCTGAAAACCGCTGACGGCACCGGCGTCTACTCCGACTTCGAGAACGCGCGTGTGTATTTCAAGGTCGGGGTCCGCGCCAACAAGGCACCCGGGGATCGGGCCATCGCCGTCCCCACCCACCTGCGCGAGGGCTACGACCAGCTCGGCTCATCGGCCGGGCCACTCGGCTTCCCCATCGAGCGCCACCGCACCGTCATCGGCTTGGGCGATTCGCAGATGTTCGAGCGGGGCATGATCTACCGCCGCTACGGCGGCGAGGCGATCCCCGTCCACGGTGCGATCCTCGAGCGCTTCGCCCGCGCCGGATTCGATACGGCGTGGGGCTGGCCACTGGGCCCCGAGACTCCCGTCAGCGATGGCGGCCGAGACCAGCGATTCGAGAACCTCTCGGCGCGCTGGCATCCGAGCGGCGTCACCCTCTGGACGCCCTAAGAGAAAGAAGCATCATCATGCGATCCCTCCTCGATCCGGCGCGCCGCGCCTACATCCACACCCTGGCCGTCGCCGCCGTCGGCGTGCTATCGCTGGTCACCGTGATCAGCGGCTCGCTGGCACCGCTGATCCCTGCCGCGGTCGTCGCCGTCTTCGACCTGCTGGTGGCGCTGGCACACCGCGAGGTCGCCGACTGGCCCGGCAAGGTCAGCGCCGCCGTCTACGCACTCGCGCTGGCCGCACAGCCCATCGGTGTCGCGGTCGCATTCGGCACCGACGCCCAGTGGGCCATCGGGCTGCAGCTCCTCTCCGCCATCCTCGGCGGTGGCCTGGCGGCCGCGCGCGCACCGCAGCCCGGCGGTGAGACCTTCGTCGGCGAGGTCGCCACCGACCGCTACGGCTACTGAGCCACGACTGATGCTGGGGATCAAGCGGGGGCGCTGGCAACCACTGCTACCGCCGGTATGGCGGTCGGCGACGATGCTGACGCTCCCGCTCACCCCGATCGCGGTGGGCGGGGACTACCTCACCGGTGAGCCGGAGTGGTGGCTCAGTGAGATCGAGCAGACCATGCCGCTGCCCTTGTGGGGCTGGCTGCTCATCACCTCCGGGCTGCTCACCATCATCGGGTTCGTCGGGCGGTGGCGACACGTCACCATCGGCGGGCTGCACATCAGCGGCGCACTCATGGCCGTACTCGGCGTCGGCATCGCCGCCCAGAGCCTCAACCTCACCGACGGCGGCTGGCGCTGGCCCTGGCTGTACCTGGTGGTCGCGTTCACGTCCTGGTGTGCGGCGATCGGCTACTGGTCCCAAGTCGAGGACGACGGGAGCGTGCATGGACCCGGCTAGCCCGCCGCTCGGTATCCCGCCGCTGCTGTGGCTGCTGATCTTCCTCATCGGCGGACCCACCACACTGTCCCTGCTCTTCTCCCGCATGGCTGCCCGCATCCCCGGATTCGCCGGAGCGGCGGCGCGCTGGTGGCAGTCCCGCGAGCCCGCCGCCCGCTCCTACGAGCTGCAGCAGCGCGAAATCAAGCGCCTCGACGAGCAGTACCAGCGCTTGGCCGCCGACGCCGAGGAGTACCGGACCCAGACGACCGCGCGCCTGGACACCCTGGCCCGCACGGTTGCCGACCTGGAGGCGCAGCTGACCGATCAGAAGCGCCGCTTCTGGGCGGCCATCGGCTACATCCGACGGTTGGCCGCCGCGCTGTCGGACATCGCACCCGGCCACCCCCATCCCGAAGTGCCCGAGGAGCTGCGCGAATACCTGTAGATCCACGTCCGAATTCTGGCCCCCGGCTCTCGACTTCACCGTCGAGAGCCGGGGGCCTTTTCCTTTGGTTTTGTCACAACGGTCAGCTGAGCGCCCCGCCACGAGTGCTGAGGACACTCAGATGCAGATCTCGTTCCTTCTCCCGACTATCGACCAGCCGAAAATAGACACCCTTATATCCGTCCGCTTTCACCGCCGCTTGAACAAACGCGGTCGCGCTGATGACCGCGCCCGCCCCGAACACCCCGCGACCCAAATGCGCCATCGTGATAATCGTGGCGCAGTCGAGCAATCGCCGCCGCATGTCCTCGAATGAGGACAAGACCATCCACGTATCCATGGTGACCATTGCGATAAGTCCTCCATCGCAAAGCATTTCGTGGCCTCGCTCAATGAACATCATACACAAGTCGCGAGCACTGTCGGGATAGTTCGTCTTCGCGAACTCCCGCATCTTCGGGGTGAAATGCTTGCTGCCCATGTACGGCGGATTCGCCAGGATCACGTGATACTTGCTCTGGTCGAGCTCCCTGATCAGCATCCCGAACAGACCGCCGTCGGGGTGGTCATCCTCACCGACGGCTCGCACGTTCGGCCGGACCCCGCATCGAAAGAAGTGCGAATTCTTTTGATGCGCCTTCGCGACCAAGATCGCTCGGGCCGCGTCAGTGGCCGCACTGTCAATGTCCACCCCGAAAATGTTGTGCTCCAAGATGAGCGCCGGTATTTCGGCGGGCTTGTATCCCGCGTCCACATAGATCTGATAGAGCACATCGAACGCCGCGACAAGGAGGTTGCCGGTACCACAGGCGGGGTCCAACACCCGGATTTCCTCGGGACTATCCACGGTCACCAGACCGTCCGGGCTCGGTGAGTCCACCAACCACCCCAGCCGATCACGCAGTCCCGAATGAGGCCGAGAATGCAACCAAATTCGGCCGATCGAATTCTGCGCGAGGTATTTCGCCACATACGGCGGCGTGAAAATCTGGGTCTCGGCGTCGATCTCCTGCAACGCGGGTACTCCGGTCATAGCGCCACCCCCAGCTGCTCGGCCACAAGCGTGAGCGCCGCGAGCTTCCGCGACTCATCCGCGTGCAGATACGCGGCTGTGGACGCGATCTTCGAGTGCCCCACAATCGCGGTGAGCGTTGTCTCGTCGACACCCGACTGCATGAGCAGAGTGGCTGCGGTATGCCGGGCCTCGTACAGCAGCGGCCGGCGTCGGGTTCCGTCGGCCTGGGTCACCCACACATCAGCCGCCTCTACGATCGCATTCCACCGGTCCCGGTCGGTGGTATCCCACAGCGGCTGACCGTCGGCTTGAGTCCACACGAGGCCATGGGGCGAGTCGGGGGCAATCGCGCTCCAGGCCGCCAGCTCTGTGCGCAGCCACGGCACGAGCGGCACCACGCGCACACCCGACGCCGTTTTCGGCCGCACCAGATGCTGTGATCCGGTCAGGTGGATCGACTCGAATCCACGCGGTACCCGGAACCCACTATCGGGCCTGCGCGGGTGCCGATACGGGAGCGGCTTGAGCTGCCACTCGATAGTCATCGTCCCCCGGTCCAGGTCGACCGCCGACCAACGCAACCCCCGGGCCTCCGCAGGTCGCATGCCTTGCAGGATCGCGGCAACCCACCGCGACGAATCCGGGCGCTCCATCGCGACACGTAGTACAGCTCTGGCGGCATCGACAGTGAGAGCCTGCCGACCCGACACCCCCACCGCGGGGCTCGGTGTCCGACGGGTCCGCTCCGGCACGTCGTGCCCCTCATCGACGGCATCGCCGAGCATCTTCATCGTGACCGCGTGGATGCGTGAGACCGACGACGCCGCAAGTCCAGCAGTCTCCGCCGCGGCATGCACCGCACGAATGTCGCTGCGCTGCAAACCCGCCAGCGGCCGGGCCCCGACGGTCGGGATGATCCATTTCGTGACGGTGGCCTTGTCGGCGGCGAGGCTGCCGGGCCGCACAATGCGCTCACGCATCGTGAGCCACTGCTCTGCCCATTCGGTGACCGTCACCTCATCGACCGGACGACCATCCTTGAGCGCGGCATAGATCCGCCGATACTCCTCTGGGTAGCGTCGCGCCAGTGCCGCGAGCGCTTCGCGGCGGCTCATCGCTCGCGCCTCTCGCCCAACACGTCCAGCGGGGTGCCGGTCCGCGCCACGTCGACCGCAGGCGCGGGCAGGTTGATGGTGCGCACCGACCGCCGCGTCTTCGGCGGACCGACCTCCCACCCTTGTTCGGACCGTTTCCAGCATACACCGTCGTCATGACGGGCGACGTAGTCGAGGAACATCCCGAACTCGGCGTCAGGACCCGGTATCAGCGAGTCTGCCGGCTGGGGGATCGCGCACTGGTCGTGAAGCATCGACACGGCACGTACGCCCGCTTTGCCGCGGGAGAACACGGTGCCGTAGCCGCCGACGGCGCGCAGTCGGCCCAGGATCGCCGACAGCGGCTCGCTGTCGAGTGCGACGACGACGGGGCAATGTCCTTCGTCGTTGGTCACGAGGTCGATGTCACTGACCGCGCCGAATGCCAAGTTGAGGTTCACCTCGTGTCGCAGTTGGTCAAGCTGGTCGACTCGGGTACTCATTTCTTCACATCCTTCCCTTTGTTCCGGATGATACGCGCACGTGTCTCTGCCTGGTCGCAGGCTCGGACGAACGCCTCGGGGACGTCCTTTTCGTCGTCTAGCTGCCATAGTGGGTCGTTGCCGTCGCGGCCGTCCTGGTGCAGGTGGCAGCATCCGTGGCAGCAGTCGAATCGCTCGACGTCCTCCCACCCGTTGGCGACGTCAGACACCTCGAAAGGGTCCAACAGACGATTGGCGACGACGTCGCTGCGCTGGCCGGTCAGATGCCGTCCGATGCGGTCGCCGAAGGTCTCCCACGTCTGCCCGACGTAGATCGGCTCCTTGTCGTAGTCGTAGAAGGCGTAGACGCCGATGCAGCCGCGAAGGGGCAGTCCGCTGGCGGGGTCGAGCGTGCTGAGCGCTTCGCTCCACCGGCCGCGGAACCCTTGCAGGAAGGGCGTGCGGGCAGCTGCCTTGGTCGGCTTCTTCTTGACAGGGTCGTTGTAGCTCGCGACGCCTTTGGGTTGGAGTCGCGCTTAGGCATCGTCGCCTCCGTTCAGGGCGGCGCGGAGAGCGGCGGCGAACGGGGGCCGTAGACCGCCGTCGCCTCCCACTGGTCGGCGAGTTTCTCCACCCACGCCGCGACCGCGTGCAACAGCACCAGGGCGCTAGACACCACCACGACGATCGCCACGGCCTGCCAGCCGTCGAGGTTGGTGCTACATTCCTGCGCTGCCCGCGCCACCGCGATCACTGTCCGGCCTCCCGGATCACGGCGATCGCAGCACGAGCGCTGGCCCGGTAGTCATCGACGATTCCGCAGTCGGCAAACCACGACCCGTCGCCGTTGAGATAGTCGGTCTCGTCGGTCCTTGCGAGCGCCTTGGCGACCTTCTCCACCAACTCGTCCTCGGCGGCGTCGGCGGCGACTCGCGTTGCACGAGCCCGCAGATTCGACGGCGTCCACCCATCCCCGCCTGGTGGACGCCAATCGACGTCCAACACTTCCAGCAGGTCGGCGGCGCGTCGCAGATCAGCCGGCGACGACGGATCAAGCGGGGCTACGTCTTCGCGGCGCTCGTTCCACGCGGCAGTGGCGGCGTCCGCGTGGTCCTCGCGTTCCTCCTGTAGCGTCGCCCGCGCCGTCTTCAGCTCCTGCTCAAGGGACGCCCGCCACGCATCATGGATTTTGTAGATGACTTCGATTCGCGGGGTCACTTCGTCTCCTTCTTGGGGTTGTGCAGGATGGTCACTGGGAATCGGGGACCATAGGTGAGGGGGTCGCGGGTGGTCCACCACTGCGACGAGCCCGTGATGCGCCACACCAGGCCGTCATCGGGATCATCGTGCTGTTGCCACGAATCGCCTTGGGCATCCAAGATGACCGCACCCGCTGAGAGGTGCATCGCGGCGAGGGTCTCCTTATCGGCCAAATGCCACGGACCGGCCAAGGCGTGCTCAGCAGCCTCCACCCTGTCCAGCAGCCTCCCGATCGCCTTGTCGTCAAGACGCCGCCGCGTCACGAAGTCCACGAGCTCCTGGTAGTCCCCGACGCAGGCCAGGACGTACAGGGACGCCAGCATCCCGGTCAAAGCATCCACACGGTCACGACACTCACGATGCGGATCAGAGGTGATGAGGGTTTCGATGACACTCATGCGGTCACCTCCGCATCGAACTCGTCCAGATCGAACATCGGCACCTCAGCCACCGGCGCCGGATCATCGACCGTCGCCAAGTTCTTCACCGCCTGCTGGTAGTACGACGGTTTCAACTCCGCCCCCACCCCATAGCGGCCCTTCTTCACCGCCACATACACCTCAGAGCCGACACCCATGAACGGGGACATGGGTGTGGGGATGATCTGGGTGATCGTGTCGTCCCAATCGCCCAGACGGGCCGCGATGGTCGCGACACTCAAACCGTGGCGGTGCTTGCCCCGATACCGGCGGGACGCCCACGCGGCGAGGATGCTGCGCCACCTCATGCGGTCAGTCATGGACATACCGCCCCAACTCCGCCTGACGCCTAACCTCATAGGTACCCGCACCAATCTCGATACCCCCGTGCTCCTGGTGGCTCAAGAAGACCGTCGACCCCACGGGCACCGTCAACACCCCCAACAGCACGTCCTCATCCGAACGGGCCGGATGCGCATCCCAGAACGCTGTCGGTGCCGGATGCAGAGTGTGGGTGTTGCCCGAGGCTTCCGACGCCACCGCCACCACCGTCTTCGGCATCGGCGTGGACGCCGGCTTACGGGTCACGTGGACGACCAGCACATCGCCCTGCGCCGCGGCGGTCGTGATCAACGGGACCTCCATGTCCCGGTCGATGTGGTCGAGCACCAATACGCCGGTTACCTGCTCCATCGCTGCAATATTCGTCATTCCTGTTTCCTTTCAGTGGTGGTCAGCGTCGGGTTTCGAGCTGCCGATAGACCTCAGTGGCGACGCCATAGGTGTCGGCCATCGCCGCCACCGGATCGTTGAAGCGTTTCCGCACCGTGATGCCGTACCGGTGCCGCGTCCCGTCACGCTCGGCACTCCCGTTGGTGCACAGCACGATGCGCGCCGGTTCAGAAAACGCGTCATCCAAGTAGTCGGGGAGGTCGTACAGGCGCAGCGTGTGCGGTGAGTTGCCAGGATCATCAGCCTCAGCAACCAACGTGGCGTCGGCCTCCGCGAGAAATACGTCCCAACCCATGCGCTCCACCGCGCACCGCCGGACCTCGGTATTGCGCTCGGCGACGATCTGCGGGATCGTCCACCCGCCGATCAGATCCGCCGGCACCCGGGTGCCGTGCCACGAATACAGCTCATAGCCATCTGCGTAGGCCAGGGTTGGGCCGTCACCGGAGTGGAGGCGACCCTCTTTGTCGCGGTTGATGGTGGTGGGCCGGTCGGTGAGGACCACCGCGCCGTGCATGGGCCACCACCAGCCCGCCTCCTCGCACACCGTGGCGAGGGCGTCGAGGCGGGGTGACGCTTCGAGGTCGGCGAATGGGAGTGCGCACGTGTAGTAGGCCAGCCAGTACGCGTCCCACCACGCTGAGATTTCTAGTCCGAGCTGGCCCCGGAGCTGGCCCCCGAGCTGGCCCCCGAGCTGGCCCCAGAGCTGGTCCCGGAGCTGGCCCCGGAGCTGGCCCCG